AATATTCCTGTCATGGCAGAAGACGAGTTTTTGGAATATCGAAAAATACTAAAATACAGTCACCCAAAATTACAGGACTATTTCGGAATAACTAAATCAATATGGTCCGTTGTGTACGACTCAATACATATTAACGTTAAAAAGAATAAGAACAATTTAGAATCAAAAACTGGATTTTTTTATTACAAGACAAAAGAGGTTTTATATGTTTGGAGGTACACTACAAGAAAAATGTCTAAAACAGACATCCAGAGTAAAACATTTTTGAAATTAATACATCAAGGTAATGAAGATAATTTGACAATTAACGATATTATCCTTAATTTTTTGTCGACTAAAGAAAAAGTTAAGAGTCATAAATTTCCATTATTTGAAGTTTTATGTGATGAGATATTCCCATTGGAGGAAACACTGGTCCCAATCTTTAAAAGGAAAATTATGTCCCACATTATTCAAACAGTTAAAAAAGAAAATAACCAAACTAAAAAATTATTACCAAATGGGGTTCAATAAAAGATTTGTTAAATTAGATAATGTAAAAGAGTTTTTAAAGAACGATTATCCGTTATCGAAAGTTTTTTCGGCCGACGCTCTCATCTTCACTGATGAGGCATCTACAAAGGTATTCAAACTACATGAAAAAGGTGTTGAAGATAAGGAAATTTTAAAAATGATTGAGGATGGGGAAATCGTTTAATATTAAATTACTGTTATCAAAACTACGACAACCATTGGATTTGGAATTTATTTGTTCGAATATATTAAAGACAAATCAATTTGAGGCTAAAGAATATTTGGATGAGTTGGTCGAAGACGGAATCTTAACCAAAGAAGATAATTACTACACTATAAAAAATAAAAACAAATGACAAAAATCGAATACATATGGCTTGACGGTTATACACCTGAACCAAATCTAAGAAGTAAAATTAAAGTTGTTGGAGGACAAATCTATAAATTAGACGATGTTCCTGAATGGAATTTTGATGGGTCGTCAACATTACAAGCGGAAGGTAATAGTTCTGACGGTATTTTAAAACCTGTAAGACTTTATTGGTCAGGGGTTGATACCTCTAAAATCTACGTTTTATGTGAGGTTATGAATCCTGATGGGACCCCTCATGAAACAAATCAAAGAGCCAAGTTAGGTGAAGAAGATAGTGATATGTGGTTCGGATTTGAACAAGAATATTTCATCCGTGAAGGTAAAAACAAACCAATATTAGGTCATGGTGAAGGGTCAATTGAAGGGCAAGGAAAATATTATTGTGGTGTGGGGTCTAACGTTGTTGGTAGAGATATTGTTGAGGAACATATGGATTTATGTTTAAAGATGGATATTGGTATTACAGGAGTTAATGCCGAAGTAGCTTTAGGACAATGGGAATATCAAGTGTTCTCTAAGGGTAAGATAAGAGCAGGTGATGACCTTTGGATGTCAAGATATTTTATGGAAAAATTATCCGAGAGATACGGGTACCATATTGAATACCATCCTAAACCACTTGTTTACGGAGAATGGAATGGGTCAGGGTTACATACAAATTTCTCAACAGATAAGATGAGAAACGAAGGAGGGGAAGACTACTTCACGGGATTATTCAATTCGTTAGAATCAAGAAGAAATCAACATATTGAGGCATATGGTTCGGATAATGAACTAAGACTTACTGGTAGACACGAAACACAATCAATTGATAAGTTCAGTTGGGGGGTTAGTGACCGAGGAGCGTCTATTCGAGTTCCTGTATCAACGGCTAAAGAATGGAAAGGATATATTGAGGATAGACGACCAGCATCAAATGCAAATCCTTATGAAATAATTAAAGTTATTTCTGAAACGATTGATATGGCTAACGAACTTGTCGCAACAACCCATAATATGTACAGTAATGTTAGTGTTAAAAACTTTGATGAGGTCGCAAAAAAATACAACGGAATTCTAACTAGTGAAGAACTATTAAACGAATATAAAGAAGATTAAATATGGAAAAATTAAAACAGTTTGTACCTGTTGAGCCTTTAATGGAAAATAGATGGATTATTAAAACCCATCCAATAAACATTAACCCGTACTTGTTTAGAAAGTACAAAATGTATAATGAAGGTGAGATAATCATTTTTAAAACTGAGTTTTTTGAAACGGTTATGGATACATATAACCCAAAAGAATTATTGGAGATTACTGATATAACCTTAGAGTATTTGGACCCAACAGGAGTTGTCGTTGGTGGATTAAAAATGATTGTTAAGGGTATTAACTTTGAAAGAAAACATTCTTATTCAGGAAACGACTTGATGATAACAAAACTTAGAGTTATTATTGGTGAGACAGATTTATTAACGATTCCCGAACAAGAAGAAGAACACCCAATTAGTTATGGACAACCAAAAGAATAAAGAACAAGTAGACCATCCCGAACATTACGGAGGGGAAAATAATCCGTACGAGGCGATTAAAGTAATTGACGCTTGGGACTTAGGATTCTCACTTGGTAATACGGTAAAATATATTTCAAGAGCGGGGAAAAAAGATACAGATAAAGAGTTACAAGATTTGAAAAAGGCTTTATGGTATTTAGAACATCACATTAAAACATTAGAGAAGAAATGATAGAAAATTACACGGGTAAAGTTATTAATGGTGATTGTATTGACATAATGTCAAAAATGCCGATAAACTCAATTGACTTAATTGTTACATCACCCCCTTATGGTGTGGGAATCAATTATGATGTTCACGATGATGATGTCGTGTTTGAGGAATATCTTAAGTTTACCAAAACTTGGTTAACTGAGGCGTATCAATTATTGAAGGATGATGGTAGGATTGCCATTAACATTCCATACGAAATTAATCGACAAGATAAAGGAGGACGAATATTTTTTGTGTCAGAGATTTATCAGTTAATGAAACGAGTGGGGTTTAAATTCTTTGGTGTTGTTGACTTGGAAGAAGACAGTCCACATAGAAGTAAAACAACTGCGTGGGGTAGTTGGATGAGCCCATCAAGTCCTTACATATATAACCCAAAAGAATGTGTTATACTAGCCTACAAACATAAACATATTAAGACTGTTAAGGGAGAACCTCAATGGAAAGGTGTTGTCACCGAAATTCCTCAGGAAGATGGTACGACTAAGAAAAAAGTTGTTTATGAAGATATGGATAAGAAAGAGTTCATGGAATTAGTCTTCGGACAATGGAAATATTTTGCCGACACCAAATCTTTAACCAAAGCGACGTTCTCGATGGATATTCCCACAAGGGCAATTAAGATATTATCATACAAAAATGACGTTATCCTTGACCCATTCAATGGAAGTGGTACCTCATGTGTGGCAGCTGAGATATTGGATAGACGGTGGATTGGGATTGAATTAAGTCCTGACTATTGTGAAATATCTCGTAAACGAATACAAGCATTTGTTGATGAGAAGAAACAAAATAAATTAGTTTTTGAAGAAGGGGTTTAGTCTACCCCTTTTTTTATTTCCATATATTTATAGTTATGAAAATTTTAGTAACGGAGAGTCAATATTTTAAACTTATATTAGAACAACAGACGGAAATAGACTTCCCTGAAGAGATTATTGTTAGGTATACTGATTTTAGACCTGACACTAACAAACAAAAAACTTTTGTTTATATTAATGGGGTTAATTCGGATGATTTAAAAACAATTAAAGAGTTAAAAGAAGGTGGTGACAATACAATAGTTAAGTTAGTGAACCTCCACACAAATGAAGTTATTGATTTTTCAATCAACGAAATCAATTTAACTAAAGCGTCAGGAGCCCCATATATAACAATAGATAAATTTGAATCAATAAAAAATGAACTTATTACTCACGAAATTAAGTTGGATGAAAATTTCCTAAAAAAATCGTCATCAGGGTTCCCAAAGTTCATGACCGAAACCCTATATAATTTATACCCAAGTAATATCGGTAAAAATAGTTTTATAGATGGTAATGGAGTGTGTAACAGTGAAGATGGGTTAATTAATATCCAAGGAACTAATGTTCCTGGTCAAACTTGGTCTATATTAAATTATTTTGACACCAATCCGATGGTTATTAGAAAATTAATTGAATGGTATATGAATGGAGTCTTTGATGATAATGTAACCCCAAATAATGTGACTATAGACGAATTTGGGAAATGGTTAACTAGTAACTCAAACTCATTATTCAAACAAGGTAAGTATTTCCAAGAGTTAGTGGGGATTAATCTTAAATCATATGACTCAGGAACAAAAACTGAAAATCTAACAATTAAAAAATTAACAGAAGACCCATTCAACATCGACCTTAAAAACATTAAACAATTTTGTTCGGGGTCCAAACAAGATAGATTTGATGGTAAAGACCTTGAGATTATATTACCAAGTGGAA